CAAATCTTGAATATCTGAACCTTGTATTATCGAACGTCCCAAGATTGTTTGTTTCAAACGATGTAATTGCATTTAATACTTTTTGCTGAACTGCACCAGCGCTTAAAGTTGTTGCTGTATCATCGAATCTTGCGGTAATCGTAGGAATGATATACAGATACGTTGCATCAACAAATTCTGGATCAATACTTAATACGTTATATTTTTTCAGATCTGTTTTAATCTGCGTTTTACGAGTAGATGAAATTGTTGTACCATTGGTAGGTTTTACTGAAATGTATACCTTGCCATAAATTGGAGGATTATTTTCCTCTCCACCCCAAACACTTACCGATGACAGATCACCATTATCTCTTAAAATAATTCTTTTGTAATCGTTGGTAAGTACAGCTCTATTTTGGGTCTCGTAATTTTTAGGAGCATTAAATTTTACTGATTCATTTGATTCAACAGAAGCACCACCGGATGATGCAGCACTTACCGTTTTACTAAAATTTGAATATCCACCAACTGACGATGGATCAGTAAATGTCGAAATATCATTGCCCAGAGTACCGTTGCACACTCTATAATTTACTACAACAATATTTCCGTTTTGTGGTTTCTTACCAAGAACATCATCACCAAAATAAATCTCATAATAATTATTTTCAATTTCCTGTAAAAAGAATACAGCTGAATTTGCCTGAACTTCAGTAATATCATTTGCAAGATTATAACGGGTAGATGATGAATCACTGACTGATTCCTGTACATCTACTGTAATAGAAGTTGTATCAATATCTTCATTTTCTAATTTAAATTTTTCTGTTTCAATGTTATCAATCGTAAATCGGTGTGTTAATGGAACACCTTCTACAACTGTAATGTTACCACTATAATTATCGTCTGAGGATAATGTATAAGCTTCAGGTGTTACGAATTTGAGTGTTTGACCATCAACTGTTGCCTGCCATTCAGTGTCTTTTGCTACTGTTACTGATGCTGGTGAATCATCTGGAACCACAGTGAGAGTAAACTGAGTGTTTGCACCTCGTGCCGAACGTGGCGTATAATTTAGCATCTTTGCTCTTGAAACAACACTATCTCTTAACTGGGCTGAGTCAAGAAACATTTCATTGCCAACCATGCTGGTATAAAATGCATTTTGATATGTATTATAGGACAAGAGATCCAAAAGGAGACTGATTGCCGAACCTTCAAAATTAAAATCTAAAAATTCAGGCTGCTGGCGCAGATATGTTTTTAATGATGATTTAATATCATCAAAATCTAATTCAGTGACACTGATGGTGGAGTTTGCAGCCATTATCGAACTCTCTCTAACAATACGTTAACCTCTAGCGGTTCTGGTATGGTTTGAACGCTAAATTTTATTTTTACGGTAAGAGCATTTTGATCATCATAAACAGTCGTGATAATATCGTCAACAATTGCTCGAGGTTCATAGTTTTCTAACGATACCCTGATATTCTTTGAAATATTATACTCGGTAATTGGATCCATATTTTCAAAAAGTTGAGATAAAACATCTCCACCAAATTCTGGATTATATGGTCTTTCATAAAAATTTGTGAGTACTATATTTTTTACGCTCTGTTTAATTGACTCAGCATTAGTCAATACCTTTAGATTACCAGTCACAGGATGAACTGTCAGATTTAGAGGTATATCTCTAAAAATTTCTTGTTCGATTTCAGATTGCAATCTGGTATTTGCCATGATTCTACTCTTATTTTTTTATTATTTATAATGAAATTAGCCATCTGGTGTAAAGACATTTGGTGAACCTGCCGCCGTCGATGGACCACAATGTGGTGGAATCGGGCAAAGAGCATCAGGTGCAGCCGTATCGGCAGTATGGTTGACAACTAGAATACCTTCGCAGTAAACATTCTTTGCACTTGCATTTAACGCACCACCACCATGTGAATTAGGATCACCATCGACTGATACAAGTTGTCCATTTGCAAACACAGTGCTTTGTCCACTGACGATTGTGGTTGCGCCGCAAATTCTTGCATCACCATGTCTATGTACTGGTATTGTCATTTTCTTACTCGTTTAGATAGATGTTAGGTCCGCCGATAATTGTAATATCGCCGCCTGCAGTAGTATCCTGGGTTGCACCATAATTTTCCGTAACCGCTTTCGTCACGTTTGATGTTTGAGTACCAGAAACAGTCTCAGTATGATTTCCTTTTACAACCACTGTCTTATTACCATCAACTTGAATATCCCAATTGCCTTTAATATAAGTAAAACAATTACTGTCAATCGTTACATGACAGCTGCCTTTAATATTCACATAATCAGATCCAGCAATGACAACGTAGTTATTTGCTACCACTCGAGTCGATTTAGTACCATCAGCATCTATTTCAGCATAGGTGCCGGCGCGATGATATTCCTGCAATCGTTCGGCATCTGTAGTGTCATCTACCTCTTTAATATGACCGGACTCACTCTCGTATACATGATTCTTTGGATAAGAGGTATTATATCTAGCAACTTCTTTACTTGTCAGATCGGTGGTTTTTCTCTCGTTCCAAAATACAGTATTCGGATCTTGGTTGGCAATAGGAACTTCCAATGTGGCTGAAGTGTCCTTTGCTGATAACATGGGATGACTATCATTTCTGGCAAGTCTATTTGTATCAGGTCTTGCAGTCTCGTTTGTAACTGTACCTCGTGGATAAATTGAAGTATTTGGATCATCTGGTCTTGGGTTTGGATCATTGAATCCAAGATTTGGATTGCCTTGTTCAGTTGGTATGCCGGCAATGGAACCCATAATCACAGGTCTTTGTGCCTCTTCACCATCCAAAAAGAAACCAACAACCCACGAACCTTCAACGAGCCCGGTTGCCGATTGACCGACATCACCCATTGCTGCAGACGTAATAGCTTGGATTGGTTGCGCCCATGGTAAGTTATCTGTTGGTGTATCACCTTTGCTCTGGGAATGAAAGCCGTAACACCTCACACGACAACGTCCCAATTGCAGAGGATCGTTCCGATCCTCGACGACACCCATCCACCAAGTAAATTGTGTTCCCATATTAAGCATTAAACATCATCCAATGGTGGTAAAGGTTCTCTAGATTCTTCTTCAACTTTTTTGCCATAAACGTCTTTCACACATTCCATAGTGGTATAAAAGGACATATCCTGGACATTGATTGTATGACGTACAGCGGTCACAAAAAACCTTTTGTTATAAAGTAAATTTGTTCTTCGTAAATATTCCTGCACTTCTGTATTCTGAGGCAGTGTAAGTTCTACTATTTGCCCAACCTCAAGATCACTATTTCCTGGAACTGTAACCTCGATTACAATATTGTTTAATTGAACTCGAGATAAAACATCATATGATAAAAACTCATGCAGTTTACGAGGGTTTCTAATTTGCTGATCTGTTTCAATTGCTGTATTAGCAAAGAATGGATCATATACTTTTTCTTTTACATATGTCACCTGACGTGGATCACCAATATTAGATGGTATAAAATATTTGTAGGACGATTTTGATACCTTCTTAAATACAGAATTTTTTGCATATAATTTCTCGTTAGGTTTCTTTTCCAAGTGTGAGAAATTTTCTGCATCTGTATCATAAGTAAATGTAACTTCGGTAAACTTTTTTAGAATCGGATCAATCGTTTCAATATCATGGCTGTATAAACCATTCTCAATATTTTCAATTGTATCGACCTGTTTTAAAACTCGCACATCTTCAATGAGTTGCCGCGGGTGGATTACATCACCACCCTCTGTGAGTGGCTTTTCGGTGGATGCCTCACTCAAATAAAACTTTTCAAATACTTCACCTTGCATGAGACTATCAATGGTTCTGAAATTCCAACCATCATATGATTCATAAAATACAAAATTAGATGCCTCACTATTATCGTTTAAAGTTTCTGACGTATTAAATTTACCTGCAAAATTATATGTGCTGAGATTTGATCCTGACTTTATCCTACCTTCTCTGGCTGCCATATTAATTGCCGTAAATGGTTTTTCACCTGGAAAATTAAGATTTAAATTTTGTAAACTATCTTGAACTTTTAGATTTTTCTTTTTTACAATATAATGTTCAGCCTCAGTTGGCTTAAGAAACTCATCGTAGATATTTCTTGTAATTATATCCGCCGTTAAATCCTTATAGGATTTCTTTACCGACAGTCGATGATTATTAATAACCTCTTGAGAAACACCGGACAAAACATATGTCTCGTTTCTTTCCGCACCTTTTTTACGATTACTTACTTTATAAATTCTAAAAATATAAGTGCGGTAATCTAAAAAACCTGGTGTGCCTAATTTTAACGAAAGTGTTTCATCACCAACTATCGGTAGAAATTCTACAAGTCCCATAGCATCTGTAATTACGAGTTCACAATAAATTCCATTATCCATAAGATCATGGAATATATCTATGCCCATCACAATATCTTTAATGTTTAAGGCATTTTTACGAAAATTAAATAGAGTACATTCAGCAAGATCTATATTTTTCGCATTATACCGCTGTGATGATAAGGACGCCATTATTCAAAAATACTTTCCGCTTCGGAAATAAAGTTATCAACATATTCTGATCTTAAAACACGAATATTTCTTTTTGCATCATTTAATTCCTCTTCGTATGTATAGTTCGACACCTCACGTTTGGAATCAACTGGCAAACCAGCATAGGTAGTTGCATCAACAATTAATTTCTTTTCTGGTACAATTGTACCATCATACAGAACTTGTTTTGACTGATATACCCATTCATAATGATGAACTGTATTTAATGCTGATTCAACTGTCGTATATTTTGCTTTGATGAAATTAATAAATGGCTGATAATCCAAAGGCCAGTCATAGTATGGATCAATTATATCATTCACAACATAGATGATCCAATCGAGAGTTACATCATCATAATATCTGTGAGCAATAAACTGTGCAGTCTGTCCTTCCTCAACATCGTGCCGATAATATACCGCAGATCTGTCTCTCCATGAATCCTTAATCTTATATCGGACCAAAGGATTTTGGATTGTTCTTGGCTTATTATTTTTTAACAGATCATAATTAATCTGTGGATGGGTTTGAAAAAAATGTGCCATTTTTATCTATCGCTTGCCTGAATATCACCACGTGTGATGATAGATGTCTCCTGGAATGATAGCTCTAACTGAACTGATACTGGTGCCTTTTTACCATCCTGACTTGTATGATACATTGGACCATCTGCATGATAATTTACAGAAATGGATTTTAAGACAGATGGAGCCATATTATAAAGAAAATCATCGTAATGAAAATCAACATCAAACTGGTCTGGATAAGATAGAAAAACAGACTGTCCAGCAACCTGGCCAGGTGTACCACGACCTGGAGCGGCATGATATTTTAGAACTCTCACAATATCATAAATTGATTGTGATTCTTTATAATTTCTTGCCACTAACTTCCAAGAAAAACTATGTTCTCTCATTGCCGGTGCATCATAAATAAGAGCCTGAAAAGGATTTCTGGCAATACCAGCACCACCTAATGCACCCTTTGTAATATTTTGTAGGCCGGGTGTATTTTCTGCAACGTTTGTGACCTTTGTAGCTGCACCAGCAATAACACCCTCAATATCTGTTCCACTTGTAATTTGATCAACAAGACTTGATACGCTAAAATTACCACTGCGAAATTGTCCAGCGGCAGCGGCTCCAGCTTGTGCCGCAACAGCTCCTTCTGGTCCTAATGATTCTGCATTATAGCCATGGCTATATCCAGTTGTAAGGTTTGCAGGCATGGGTAAAAAGATTCTACAATAATCATCATTAATTGCAGAATCCTGTCTTCGCATTAATTTATGCGCAAAGACTCTAATTGCACACCAATGATCTAGCTCAGCAATATCGTCAGGAAATCTTAAACTCTTTGCACCATCGTTTTGCAACTTTGATGCAAGTGCTGTACCTCGGACGGCGGCGCCTTCATTTCTTTTTGGTATAATAGGAGATGCTTGGGTACCCATATAAATATTTCCTTTGAACCTTTTAAGATATTTATAATGGCAAGCCTCAAAGGTCGCTTTAAACCAAGAAATACCAGCAAATATAAAGGTGATCCTACAAACATCATCTATCGCAGTTCGTGGGAACTCAAGTTTATGAACTTCTGTGATTTAAGAGAAGATGTTTTACAGTGGCAATCCGAAGAATTTTTTATACCATATAAAAATCCAATCGACGGTAGAATGCATAGATACTTTCCGGATTTTCTGGTAAAGGTACGCAATTCATCAGGTATTGTGGAAACGTGGGTGGTCGAAATTAAACCTGGCCATCAGACTAAGGAACCTCGGCCTCAAAAGAGATTAACCAAAAAATATCTAAACGAAGTCAAAACATATGCAATCAACAAATACAAATGGGACTATGCCGAAGATTGGTGTAAAGACCGTGGATACAAGTTTGTAATATTCACGGAACGAGAACTCAATATCAAGTGAATCATTATAAATAATGAAAAGGAGTTTTCATGGTCGCATATGTTTTTGATAAAATCCTTGCGAAAGGTGTAAAGGATAATCAAATACCAGCCCGAACAAATGCATCCAGAGAATGGTTTAGAGAGACGGCTTCCTCTACTCGTATTTCTCCAAATGCATTAATTCGTGGTGCGGCACAGAAGGAAGGTGGTAGCGCATTATTATCAAGACCAATTCAAGGTAGTTCCGGTGTTGGTAGAATGTACACATTTTTATATGACCCAAAAACAAAAAGAGAATTACCATATTATGATAAGTTTCCATTGATCTTCATGCTGAAACCGCTCGATGATGGATTTTTAGGTTTAAATTTACATTATCTGCCACCTCAGTTAAGAGCAAGACTCATGGATGCTTTATATGATTTGGCAACTGATAAAAGATATGATGAGAATACAAGACTGCGACTTTCGTATGAGAGGCTACAATCAGCCTCTAAATTTCGTTTTTTCAAGCCTTGTATTAAAAGATATTTAAAGAATCATGTGAGGTCAAGATTCGTACTGATAGATTCCACCGAATGGGACATGGCACTATTTTTACCAACCGAAAGATTTGTTAAGGCAAATAAGAACAGTGTTTGGCGAGAGAGTCGTCAAGCAGTACGAGGACGATAATGACTTTTAATATAAACCGATTTACCGCGGCTATAAATGATACAGGTGCGGCCCGTGCTGATTTCTTTGAGGTAAGATTTACTGGACTGCCACTCGGTTTAGGCATTAGGGATACTGAAAATTTATCTCTACGAGCCGAACAAGTGACTGTACCACAAAGGGCGGTCACACCACTTGAATATCGCGATTATGGTGTTCCATATAAAATTGGTGGTATTCCAAACTACATTGAAATTGATATGACATTTATTTTAAGTGATGATCTCCAGGAGAGAGAATTTTTTATGGCTTGGCAAGATTTAATTACTGGTCAACATCGACGAAAAAATGGAATCTCGCGAGGTAAAGAATTTGATATTGGGTATTTTGATGATTACAAATGTAGTGGTATTGAAATTTTACATTATACAGGCAAGCTGGATGATGAATTGACACCTTCGCATTCAATTAAATTAATTGATGCATATCCGTTAAATGTTGCGACACTCAGTCGTACTTGGGCTCAGCCTGATATCCTAAGACAACAGGTGACATTTACTTATCGGTACTTTACTGAAGAGACTCTTACATCTCTTCCATTTAAAGATCCTGATATTGATATTACCGATATTAGGAATGAAGCAAGAATTCGACAAGAAGGTGAATTTGATTTTTTTGACGATTAACTGAAATGAAATAGGAGTATACTATGCCTTTACCAAAATTGGTGACACCAGAATTTACGGTGATGATTCCATCTACAAAGGAACCGGTAAAAATCAGACCGTTCCTTGTAAAGGAAGAAAAAGTTTTATTCATGGCACTTGAGGGACAGGATGCCAAAGAAATAGAAAATGCAATTCTCAATGTATTGGAGGCTTGTATTATCACACCCGGTATCAATCTACAAAAGTTGCCATCATATGATATTGAATATCTATTTCTACAACTGAGAGGTAAGTCAGTTGGTGAAGAGATTACAATGCTAATGAGACATATGGATAATACCGACTGTCAACATGTTACTGAAGTTAAATTCAATGTAGATGAAATTAATGTAAAATTTAACGAGAATCATATTGATAAAATTGAGATTGGTAATGGAATTGGAATTAAATTCAAGGATCCATCTCTTTCGGAATTGGTAAATGGCACAATTAATATTACCGATGATGAATATGATTTGGTAACTGGTGTCGTAGCAAATTGCATTGAAATGATTTGGGATGCTGATAATGTATATGATGATTTTACTATTGATGAAGCAAAAGAATTTTTAAGCAATATGACTCAGGAACAATTTGTAAAGCTACAAACTTTTTTTGATACCATGCCAAAGTTGAGTAAAAATATCGAATGGAATTGTACGGCATGTGGCGAAAGTGATAGTATTATTGTAGAGGGGCTACAGAATTTTTTTACATAGCACTCAGCCATGATTCATTGGCCAATATGTATAATACTAATTTTGCTTTAATGCAGCATCATAAGTATTCATTGGCTGAGTTAGAAAATATGATACCATTTGAACGTGAACTCTATACACAGCTATTATTACACCATTTAGAAGAAGAAAAACGAAGGTTAGAACAAAATGGCTGAACTCCAAGACCTATTGGAACGAATGAAAAGAGAAGGACAACTCCTTAGAAATGAGGGAAAGAATTCTCTGAAGCAGACAAATCGTATTCTCGGCGAAATGAATGCGGAACTTGTCGAAATTGGCAAGAGTCTTGGCGTTATTCGTACGATCGGTGTCGGTGGTCTAGGTGGTGGGGTAGTACAAGTCGGCGGCGGCAGTGTTACTGCAGCTGCAGTAACACCAGCGGTCCCTCAACGATCAGAAGATCCAGAGCTTGGTCTTGGTGGATTACTTAAAGCAGCAATTCGTAATCAAACATTAGGTCGAGTTGAAAGAGGAGCAGATGCTGCAAAGGAAGCGGCTTTAAAAAAATTCCAGGAAAGTTTCCTTGGCCAAGGTATTGCTAGAGGCCGAGAGGCAATCGGCGAAAGAAAAGAAAGCTTTGCTGAAAGCTTACGTGGTTTGGCTGGTTTACAAACTAATGCCGAAAAAAGAGAAATTGAAGAAAAACAGCTTGCAGAACAAAAAGCCACTCGAGACGAAATAGAAAAGCTTGTAGAAGTTCAGACTGCATTCCTTGGTCTTTCACAGAAGGAAGCAGATGCCCTAAGAAATGCAGAACTACGTAAAAGAGATCTTGAGGCCGAAGGTGCAACTCCTACCGCTGCTATGATGGGCGGAGCTGGTGGTGCTGGCGGTGGTACTGGCGCTGGCGGTGGTGCTGGTGGTGGTTCTGGCGGCGGTAAGATGGGTGGGATAATCGGTAAGTTCTTTGGAGGTCTAGGTGGTGGTTTATTAGCAGGATTTGTGTCGGCGCTCGGTAACCCATTGATGTTGAAGAGTGCTGGTATATTCGCACTCGTATTACCCCTCATAGGTGTAGGTCTGGCTGGATTTGTGGCAGCGATCGGTGTTGGATTTGCCGCGGCCGCCGCTGTTGTCGGTAAGGGACTAGAAGTATTAAATCCCGCACTGGAAGAACTAGGTTATTCGCTTAAACCATTTGAAGATATTAATGGCGATAAATTAGCAGCCGCCGGTGATGGTATGGCTGATATGCTAGGTGGACTAGTATCAATTGGAATTGGCGGTTTAATTTCTGGTTTAGCTGATACATCGAAACTGAATGAACTTGCCGATGTAATGAAGAAATTTAATGGTGTAGATGGCGAAAGATTGAAACTAATTGGCCCGGCCATGCAATCCATCGGTGGTGGATTGGCAGCATTAGGTGGTAGTGGAGTTATTCAAGGGATTGCTGGATTAGTCGGTAGCGATAGTCCAATTCAACAGTTTGAAACCCTAACCGTTGCACTAAAGAAGTTTGATGGAATTAATACCGATCATTTGATCAAGGTTGGACCTGCAGTCAAATCACTTGGCGAAGGTCTTTCAGCAATGGGTTCTGGTGGACTTAAGGAGGCGGTCGGCAATATTGTCGGAGCATTTGGTAGTCTCTTTGGAGTAGAAGAAGAAGATCCAGTTGAAAATATTAAAAAGTTTGCTACACTCGGTGAAGGCGAAACTGGTACTAGTCTGATAAAGGCAGGTAATAGTTTGGGAGCCTTAGGTGGGGGAATGAGCGAATTGAATAAGTTAGATACCGGTGGTATTTCTAAATTGGCTGAGGATATTATACCACCACTCACCGATCTGGGTAATGCCTTTAATAGCGAAGTGTTTATGTTTGGTGATGAGAATCCAATCACCTCAACACTTAAAGCCTTTGAAGGATTAAAAGAACTAGAAAATATTAACGGCAAAGAAACTAAGGTAAAAATAGAGGCCATTGCAGAAGGACTTGAGGATTTTGCAAAAACACTAGATGATGGTGAAATTGAAACTCTTGCACAATATGTGAGAGAAGTTGCAGGTCCAATTCTTGCTCTCACTGGTAGAGGTGGCGACGGTGGTGGTAGTGGTGGTAGTGGTGCTAAAGGTGATGGTGGTGCTCCTAGAAATGAGGACTTTGTCCCGGGGACATATGAAGCCATGCTGGAGGATGCACGAAGAACATTCGAAGCTACCGGTGATAGGTCAGCGATTGAAAATGTCCAAAAAGATAAGAGGGCAGGTGTATTTGATGAAAATGTCCAAAAAGATAAGAGGGCAGATGTATCAGACTTTGATAATTCGAATATGAATGCATACGAACGGAAAAAGGCAAGGATTGAAGCTAAAAAAGCGGCGCTGCGGGCAGATTCTAACACTCGTATAGTGCGGGACGGCCAGGTTGTACAGGAAGGTAATCTTGGATTAGCACCTGGCCAAAAGTTTCTTACAAAGGAACAGTATGATAGGATTATTACCGATCCAGCAAATGAAACTAACAATCGCCTTAAAGATATTGCTACGAGGAATTATTTACAAGGACAACAAATAAATGCAGGATCAAATGATGTTGCATCAGCTCAAAGACGTGAGGGTGCACCAACCGTAGTTGCACCAACAAATAATAACCAATCGACAACGGTAAATAATGTAAACAACTCTAGCAGCGGTGGAGGCGGTGGTATATCTGCCCGGCGACCACGACAGATTCGTGGTGGTATGTATGATGCTGCTCTATAAGTACAGAAAAAAGGGAGGCCCTATGGACCTCCCTCTAAAAAGCATTGCACTTTTTAATTAATCATCTTCGGCCATTTGCTTAAAGAAGTCTAGGCTGTCATCAGATGACTCTTCGCTCCAAGGCGTCTCAGTTTCTTCGGCCTTCGGGGCGGCAGTCTGACGAGGTTCACTAAACACATCCTCGTTGACTTCCTCGGCGGTAGATGATACCGCGGTAGCACCAAGTACTCGATTGAGCTTTGCCTGAAGTTCTGCAAATGACTTGAAGTTCTTCCGATCAAGAAATTCCTGTAGGGAATACTGTGTACCCCAGATCTTCTCTAGCTCATCATCCTCATCTAGAAGAGCAGACACAGAGTCAAATTCGGATTTGTCATAGTTACGATAACCCTCGACATTCCGAATCTTCATCTTAAAGTTTGCACCTTCCCAGAAATCAAATGGATTGATTGCTGCCTCATCCTCAAACTCTGGGTTCATGAGATCATTGATCTTGTCAAAGATCTTCTTGCCGAACTTGTAGAGAAATACCTTACCCTCATTCTGAGGATTGGAAGGATCCTTTACAACATAGATGTTTGAGATATAGTTCAGACGACGCTTCTGTTTACGTGCCTGTTCCTTGCCAGCCTCATCACCGCGGTTCCAGAGCGTTGAGTTATATTCACCAACAGGATCCTTTTCATTAAGGGTTGTCAGTGAGTTCTCAATGTACCATCCACCTGGTCCCTGGAAACCATGAGAGAACATGCGAACCCAAGGAAGGTCCTCACCCTTAGGTGCCGGAAGGAAACGGATAACGGCATAACCATTACCAGCCTTGTCTACCTCGGGCTGCCAGAACCGAGTATCGGCTCCACCCTGGTTTCCACCAGACTGCATCTTATTGGTTTCTGTTACGATCTTGTCGTAAAGTGACTTGCGTGAGCGTTTAAGATCTGCGAAAGAAGTATTCATCATATGTCTCCGTATAAGTTTGTATATTGCTTGTCCACATAACCATCATATAGTAGTTTATTTATACCATAGCTGGGAGGAAAAGTAAATAGATTTCTTACCAAATTTTATCCTGTTGCACGGTTAATTCATCATAAGTTAAAATACCAAATTCAGATTTCTCCCTCTTTAAATAACTGATGTCGGTTTCTAGTTCTTTAACTCTTTCTCTGAGGTGGCGTAATTCGCCTTCGTATTTTTCTACTTCAAGATTCATGGATCATCTCCTTAATCATTTTACGATAATGAAATAAATCGTAGTTAAGAAATTTACGGTACTTCGAAATCAGTCTTTTCTTTTCCTCCCAAACTATATCATCTAGTTTAGCATCCCAGTATCGAGTAAACCTCAATATATCATCCATGATAATAACAGTCTCAATACTGACCTTCTTTTGAAGCCA